TGGTTGATTATCGTTCTTCCATTTCCTGGTAGAATAATTCAAAAATACTATGAAACATTAGAAGGTACAAATGCTGGATCTCCGAAGAATTTTGAAGTATTTCCAGCAATTAATGGAGTACGATTTACTGGGTTTGGAATTAGTTCATATTATGGAATTAATAATTTTTGGTACGAATCTCCAGGAAATTATAGTAACACAGATCTTGAAATTATACCAAATTTTGATGATAATTATTTACTTTATACTAGAAGAGCTGATACATTTGCATTTAATCATGGTGGAACTGGATATTGCGTAACGCTGCCAGACGATCTTCAATCTTTTCAAAGTGGACAGGGTGAGAATTTTAATGAAAATACAACATGTTCCAATGATGTTCGTGGTGCTGCGGTATATCATGATGGTGCATACGGAACACTACCCACAACAGTAAATGGAATACCAGGATCAACATATTGGGGAAATTCAACATCGTTTGATTCGTGTGATGATGTGTCATATACATGCAATACTCCATGTAATGGTGCTCCAGTCACAAGATCTAGATTAGGTCAACCTCATGTCTTTTCGAGAACAACAGGTTACTATAGCAGAAATTATGGATTGTTGAATTGCACTCGCATGTTTAGTGCAGATGTTGCTGAATATTTTTATAGAGAAGATATTACATTAAATGGAACAAATTTAAGATCATTATATGGAGCAACTGGAAGTAGACCAGTTGCTTTTCAAGTTGAAAGTGGTTTTACTGCTACTTTTTTCTTCACTGATAACATTTTCAATAATCTTACAAATTTAAATGCAAAAACAACATTAGCAGAAGTTACTAGTGCTTATAATAGAAAATATTATTCTACGGAATATATGGCACAGGAAGGATATCCTCAAGTTTCTAGATGGTATGTTCCTAGTATAGATGAATTAGGATTTCTGGCATACCAATGTGTAAACCCTAATGTGCAATTACAAAATTTAATTTATAATTATATTGATTCACAGAATAACCGAGGCGTTCCAATTGGTAGCAGAATAAATTCTGCTTCTGGAAATGTAATAGGTGCTGGTGGTTATTTGGGTGGTTTAGTGTGGTCATCTACTGCTTCATTTGATGAGGGAATAACAAAGCAATATATTCAAGCAACTGGTGGAGCTCCATTTACAAATTCTAGCTCGGAATATCAAACTTCAGATCCAATATATCAGACACAAATAACATGTAATCAGTTCACTAAAGCTTGGGGAATTAAATGGCCAATATATCTTACATCTGGTGTTATTCCTTCACCAATTCAATTTGAATCTGGAAAATATAAAGATTGTTCGTGGTCTAACTCATGGGGAGAAGCAAGACTTATAAGATTGATTAGATGCGATCAACGATATTATAAAAATACAGATAATGAATTTGTTAGAAATAGATTATGGATGGTTCCTAGATTGACAGATTCTGCTATTGCTAATGGGTCAAGTAAACCATTAGGAACAGAACCACAACCATTCAATGGAGCGGGAGCAGGATGGAACAATACTGTAGCGAATTACAATTCATCCAATTTTAATTATGATCCACAAACAATAAATATTACTAAGAATGGAACACAACCAGACCCTGGACACTATCCATGATATACGGTTCGTCAAGATTAATTAAAGTTGTAACACAAAATGTTGCTGGTGCAACACAAGGTCCAACTGGTCCAACGGGTCCAACAGGACCAACTGGTTCTACTGGTAACATTGGCAATACTGGATCTGTAGGACCAACTGGTTTGGGTCTTGTTGGTGTAACTGGTTCTGGAAATCAAGTTGTATTTTTAGGGTCGGGGTTGGCATTTACTTTTGACAATGTTCGTGGATTGTCTGGCGTATCAGCAAACACAGATCCTGTTTTTTATGTCGAAAATTTAGGTCAACAAACTCAAGAAGTAGCTAATTCTGTATATAAATCAGCATTTATATTGTTCGGAAATAATCCTGGAGAATATCGTCCTTTTGATGACACTACAGACCAGACTGTTTATTTTAAGTCTATAAATCTTGAAGGTTCTTCATATGTTCCAGTTGCAAACTTTACTGGAATCAGTGCAGATGTAAATTCTGTTTATCTTTTTGGTAAGACATTATCAGATAATCAACAACTGCTAGGAAACACTGGCGAACTTCTTTATGTTAATTCAAATGCGGGTTTTGGGGTCGGCAATAAAAAGGCAGGAGCGGCAGCAAATACTAAGTATGTTGCAGAACAAAATCAATTAATTGTTGATCAGTTATTTTCAAGAGAAGCGATTTATCTCAATAAAAACTGGAATAGTATCGGCAGCCCATCATTTAGTGTTAATAATTCTCAAAGTGGTATTAATTATTATGGTGGAATAAGTGGTGAAAGTTATGGAACATCTTTGATTAAAAATGAAATTAATCCTAGATTATCATTCAACATCAACAATTCACAATATCAACTAGTACAAGATCCTTCTGCGGATGGTATTAATCTATCTCAAACCATAATAATTGGGTTGACTGCTGGACTTACTTTTGAAAGTATATCATTCTTGGGGTCCACTGGCATTTCATATGCAAACACTTTCTTACCACAAAATATAACAAGAGATAAGATAGGATCTTGTTGCTATTGCAAGAATAATTTGACAGACAAGGTATGCTTAGATTATGTCTCTAAAGCATATTGTGATGCAATATCTGGAATCTTTAGCGAAAGTGCCTGCGTAGATAGAGCAACCAGTTCTGATTGCTACTATGAAGGTGCATGTTGTGTATACGATCAAGCAACAAATTCAACCAGATGTATAAACACAACCGCTGCACGCTGTGAACAATTTGGTGGTATCTTTACAATATCAAAGACATGCACAAATGTTGCTGATGCAGAAGGCAACTTGTTTACATGTCCAACAGACATATGCACAAGCACAGAATTCCAACTAGGAAAATGCTGTGTTCAAGGAAGATGCTATAATTTGACTGGAGCAGATTGTGCTGGAATTCCTGGTGCAGTTTTTAGTGCTGGTGCTACATGTGTTTCTGAAGAAGGAGATCCATTATGCTGCTCACTGTTTGAATTGACAGGAGCATGTTGCACTGGTGGAAATTGCATAGAAGGAATTCTTCCTCAGAATTGCAATGGTGTCTTTCAAGGATCAGGAACTCGCTGTAGAGAAGTAAATTGTTGTGGATATTCATTTGCTGATGATTATTTTAAGGGTGCATGTGCAGATTCATGCAAAGCATTTGGTGAGCAGCAAATATATTCATGCCTAAGACCAGGTGATAAAATTGGTGGTGGATACTTTGTTGCATTTGTTGGTATGCCAAATCCATGCAGTTCATTCCTAAATCCTCAACTAGCAGAAGGTGAACCTTTGGAATGCATGATTTACCCAAGAGGTAATTTGGCAAATGTTCCTTCGTGGTACTTGAAGACATGCAAGGGTGGCAATGGATATGACAATAGTGGAAACATAGATTATTTTGCCAGAACATATCCAGTCACTCTTCCAAAGAAAGCATTGAATTCAAGATGCATGTTGAAGGCGGGAGTACCATTTGTTCAACAAGCATATGCTGTGAATGGTGTGACATGGCCTTCTGAACTTATGTTTGAAGGTGGCGTTGGTTATAGTAAAAATCGTGGAGCATTTTCATATTCACTCATAGGTTCTGGTCTTGCAGTAGAATTTATGGAAGACACTTCCGTTGGAGGTGGTGGATCAAATAATAATCAATACAATTATCTTGCATCTAAAGTATACGGTAACTCCGATATTCATATTCTTTGGGCATTGATTGTTGCACCAGAAGATGTCACGGTATCAGATTCTGGAACTACAGAGTCTAATTTGTTGAGTTGGGGCATGATGCAAGGATGTCACAAAGCAGATATCACTGGTGAACCTCTTGAAATCAACAATGAAGAAATACCAACATATCCAGTTGACGGATTGTTGACAACTAGAATTCACGATTCGTCTTCGAAAAATAATCCAGATCTTTGGTTTAGAGAACAAGGATCAGATCCTCTTGCTTACATGAGATTTTCATTCGGCAACGGAACATCATGGCAACCAAATGTTTCAGAAACGCAAATTACTACAAGCAAAGAGGCATTTAAGCGTGCCTATACAGAGATGTGGAACAACAAAAATCCACTGGCATCAGCACTGAGACAAGTTTCAAATCTTAATGAGACTGGCAGTTATGGACATAATGATTGGTATATACCAAGTATTATCGAACTGAATTATATCTACTCAAATCTTGGAGAAATCAATGCATCTCTCGGGTTAAATGGAGATCAATTGATTTCGGGAGAAAAATATTGGAGTTCAACTAGTGTCACTCGTCTAAAATCGTGGGATGCATTTGAACCATTAAATAAAGATTTGTATACATTAGAACCTATAAATTCACAATTAGAACCATATTTAGCAAATACTAGACTAACCAGCACCAATAATGATTTTGGTATGGATGAAGATGCCGCCTATAAATTTACAATGGCAGTTGCAAATGGTCAAAGAATGCTTACTCAAGTGTTCGATTCGAATGACCCCACAAAACAGGGAATGATAAAATCAGAACCACGAAACATGAGAGTTGCAAATCTAAGAGCAGTTAGAAGAATTCCTTTGGTAGTTACTTGCAATCAATTCTATTATAGTTCAAATATTCTAAATAATTACTGGTCATCTGGAAGCACAGGTTGCTCATCGTGCTTGGATGTCATTGAAGGAATGTGTACATGAACTATATTTCAAACATAGGCAGCAGTCCAATACTAAATCTTGCCGTAACTGGCAGAACTGGTTCTATTGGTCCAACTGGTGCTTCTGGACCGTTGGGTCCAACTGGTGCTACAGGAGCAACTGGAGCAACTGGTCCAAGAGGAGTTTATTTTACAACAGCGACCTCAAATAATAATCAAATTTTTATAACTTTCTCAGATGGTTCAACTGGATCAGTAATCGGTAATTATCGCGGTGGAACATATGTTGATACTACCGTAGGATTAGTAAAAGGATCAAATACCGCAGGAACTCCCGCTGGTCTTTCTTATGGATTACTGCGTGATGTTATTGGTGGAACCTTTAACTTCAAGGGTATTTGCGCTTATGGTTCACTTAGAGCATCTTTAACTGGACCAAATAACGAATATATTTCTATTGACACAATTTATTGGGGAAGTGATCTTCCTGGTAATTATGATTCCACAACAATGTCAACAGGAAAACTGGTATATCTGGGAAATCCAACAACTGCATATGGTGCTGGACTAACACATATACAAATTAATGCGACAAACACAACTCAAGGAATATCTGGTGGATTTGATTTTACCTTGAGAACTAATGATGATTTATCAAGACATTTCAATGCTGGTGCAAGAGTACGAGAAATTGGACCAATTAGAAAAGGTTCTTTAGTTGGTCTTACTGGTGGACCTTATGCAAATGGAAATCCAGGAACAACAAGTGGTATTTATCTTGATGCAAATTCTGCTGGGTTATTCTCGCTGAAAACTCCAATTGGATTTAAAGGCATTTCTGGATCATTTAGAAAAAATGAAATCAATTCAATAACATTGATGATTGATTCTGATGATGTATGGAGATTCCCAGAAAACATTTATTTTGAAGCAGATGAAAACTATTTGTCTTGTGGAAAAAACATAATTGGTCTTTTGACTTACGACGGTGGAGACACATGGTTAGCAACCGTTTCCCATAGAGGTCATTCGATTGAAAATCCAGAGGAACAATGCATTCCTGGATTCTTATTTGGATCTTGCTGCTACACGCAGGCAGAAGGAACTTTGTCATGTATAGATTACACAACAAGATCTGTATGCGATAAGTTATTTGGAAACTTTAGTCCAGCAAAATCGTGTGAAGAATCTTGTGGAGATGAAAACGGTGTTTGCTGTGCTGGTGGAAAATGTATAGAGGGAATATCAGTAACTCTATGTGAAAGATTTGGTGGAACATATTGGCCTGGTGTAGATTGTGACGACTATAATGCAAATGGATCAAACTATCCTCCAGGTGAATTAACAGATGTTCAAATAAAAGAACAAGGAAGATTCTGCTATGATCCATGCAGTGATGATAAAACTGTGTGCTGTAAAGATGGTCAATGCTTGGGAAATTACACTCGCGCTCAATGTGAACTTATTCTAGGTGGAAGATCACTCACTGCTGCATCGTGTGAAGATGCAAATTGCTGTGATTACAATGTAACCATAGGTGCATGTTGTAGATGTGTAGACATTGATGGAATTAGTGGTTATGAATGCTTAGGTCAACTAACACCATCTGCATGTAAATCCCAGGGCGGTGTTTATATGGGACCAAACAAACAATGCAACGAAGTAAGTTGTGGATGTGTTTGTGGTGGCGGTGGTGGGGGTTGTGTTGATATTGATCAATGCGGACCAGGAACAGTATTTAATACCGATACATGCGAATGTGAACCAGATGGCAGTGGTGGTGGCAATAAATGTAGTCCAACTGAACAATGTAGTAATTGTGGAAGAACACAAAATCCAGTAGAGATATATTTGTATGAGGAAAATTCACCTACTGCTTATGAAAATCTTTTGGAAAGAATAACTTCTGGGGAAAGTCCAGATTTTACAATAACTCCTTCATGTGAATTATTTTGTAATGTTGACTACCCAGCATTAAAATTTGATTTTTGCGATCAGCGACCTTGGATTCCTGTAAAAATAGAAGCAAGTAAAATAGTTTCAGATGTTGGTGTTCAATATTTTACACCTAGAGAATTGATAAATTTAGCAATTTCACAAATATCAGTTTCACCAAGTGCTCCATTTTTTGTAGATTTTTTAGCAACAAGACCAGGAAAAACTGGATTGTATCGGTTACCAACTTCGAATACAAATCCTGTAACTTCAGCAAATGTTCAGCAAAAACTAAAAGAATATTTAACTTGCACCGATCCTGTCCAAACAGAAACTTGTATAGTTTATTCGCAAAATGCTATAGAAATGGTTTATGCGTTACGACAAATAAATATAGCAAATCCAACAGAATGTTCAAATGTACCTTTAACATGTTGTACTTGTGGTGCAGATGGAGCCGGAAATCCTACAACCGACTGTAGACCCAGACTGTTTCCTGAAGACGGATGTATAAATTGTTCACCATGTTTTACTGGTCCAGAACAATTTTGTCCAGACGATGAACCAGGAAATGATTGTTCATATAGCATATGCAATCAAGATGTAACTGATCCGAAATGGTGCTATTGTACTGCTTCTCCATATGATGGTGTATTTACAGACAATTGTTTTACCAATATAATAAACGCAAAAATAATTATAAATAACCAAGAATTCTGCATACCAATGGCATGTGGAGATGACTGCGATCAATACGAAATCTGCGGAGAAACCTGATGTCCTCTGTTCAATTTAGATCTAGAATTAAACCAGCATTTGATTATTCAGACAAATTGAATAGTTATGGAGTTTGTTGTGGAACATCTGGAGAAAAGACAATCATATCATTTACAGAATGTTTTAATGAAGGTGGACATTTTATTCCTGTAGTTGACGGTGATGTTGATTCAGTATCTTGTCCCGATTCAGACACTCGCCTTGGGTGTTGTGTAGCATGTTCATATGTAACTCCAGGTGAATTAAATCAAATTCCAACATTGACATCAAATGGTGATGTTGTTTCAGGAAGTTCACCATATCTTTCATCTGGATTTAGAAGCAATGTTTCACGATGTGAGTGTGAAAGACTGAATGGAAAATGGACAGAAGGCACATGTCCAACTACATTATCTGCTAACTCTAACGATTCCAATTATTGGAAAACATGGTGTGTTAAGGGAACGAATTTAGATGCAAGAGCACCAAGATCATGCTGCCATTTAAATTTTGATGAAAACACTGGTTGGCCAACAGGAGTAGCATGTACTGATGTTTGCACTTCGGGTGATTGTGGAGCATTAAGTACTCAGACTTATCCTTCAATATTTGGTTCAAATAGATGTACAATTCCATTAGTCGAAAGCGATTCCACCACAAATTGTGTAGAGGGATCATTTTACTCTTTGCTAGCAACCAGAACAAAAGTATATGAAGGTTTCGTGTTGGGATCTTGCTATACATTAGGATTAAGTGGTGACAGTTATGTTTATGATTGTGCGGTTACTCCAGAATCACTCTGTGATGGTTATTGGGTAGCAGAAGCAGATGAAAACAATGCATTTTGCGATATATCATTTGCTCCAGAAAATCCACAAAAAATAAATGGTAGATATGAACCACAAACTATGGGATTGACAGCATTTCAATCTCTAGGTCTTACATCTGGTGATGAATATCAAGGCGGCGTTTATATTGGAATATTCCAAACTCCAAACGATGCCACAACAAGTGTTGTTTATGGTAATCTAAATTTTGGAGAACCATCGTTTTCAAAATATAACGCAGATTCTGTTGGATCATCATATACCAAATGGGCAGTAATAGTTGATGAAACACCATATAGCGTTTCATATTTAAATGAAACTGAACCCGATATAAATTATAACACATCACTGTGGGATGGTTATTACAACATATATGGTGATGGAACTAATTTTAATGGTATACAAACAGCACTTGCAAATACAATAAAATATCAAATTAGAAATGGATTCTTGGATTATTATCTACCTTCAATATATGAATTACATTTTTACTCAGCATATTTGAAGAGAAATAATGTATCCAACCGAGGAATTCTTTTATCATCCTCATTATTCAATACTAAATATATTAGTTCCATAAACAAAAGTAAACTTGGCAACAATACATTTGCTTATGGTCAATCAATACTTAGTGAACAAAGTCCAAATTATCAAACTATCGTCGTGAACAAAAAATCCCCACAAACAGTATATTTCTTTAGAAAAATTGTACTAACATAAAGGATGATTATTATGGGTTGTAATTGCAATAAGAATAAAAATCAGTCAAACCAAACTCCAGCAACTCCCCCCGAATCAACGCCAACAAGTGAAACTTCTTTCAGAAAAGAAGAAATCGTACCACAGGGAGTACTTAAACAAAAATTGACCATGATGCAAAGTTTTGCCATGGCAGTCGCATCCCGTGGAGTGAGCAACGAGAAGGTTACAAAACCAATAAAGCAACTACGAGTTCTAAGTTGTTTTGGCAATAAGAACCAAGGTGGTGTCTTACCGCCATGTGAACACTTGAAGGAATCCTCAACTCCTGGTAAACATTTTTGCGGAGGTTGTGGGTGTGGTGATAAAAAAGGAACATGGTTAGTATCTGAGGGAAATGAATACTCAAAGTTAGACTACCCAAAACTGAACTGTCCACTACAGATGCCTGGATTTACAAACTATGAAAAATCAAAGGCAGATGAGGGTGTCCCACCAATAACTAGAAGATTTTATATTGATCAACTTTCCTTCAAGGAAATAGAAAAAATACCAGTTTCGGTTCACGAATTTCCAAAGAATAGTGAACCACCAGCACAATAATAACAAAAAAGTTCTCCTTATAAATAATGTAAGGAGAATTTTTTATGCCGTCATCACCAACAGCACCAAACTCAAGAGAAACACTGATTGAGCATTGTCTTCGTGCTCTTGGTCATCCTGTAATTCAAATTAATGTCGATTCGCAACAATGCGAAGACCGTCTGGATGAAGCACTTCAGTATTTTACTACTCGCCACTATGATGGTGTACAAAAAGTTTATTTTAAATATCAAGTCACACAAACAGACCTAGATCGTGGATATATCAATGTTACAGATATCGATAATCCAGCAGACGATCCAGAAGGTCCAAAAGGCGAAGATATAGTATCCGTTGTAAAGGTATTCCGTTTTGGTACTTTGTCTGGTGTCAACATGTTCGATGTTCGCTACCAGTTAGCACTTACAGATTACTTCGGCATCAATCGTGGTCTGAATGGTAGTCAATCAACACCTCTTGCTGGATATCAGGTAACAATGTCATACATCAGTTTACTTGAACAATTCTTTAGTCCAGAAAAAGGAATTCGTTTTAGTAAAGTTACAGACAAGATCTATGTTGATGCATTTTCACAAGATATTCCTGCTGGTCATTATCTTATCATAGAAGCATACGCTGCTCTTGATCCAGATATTCACACAAAAATATATAATGATCGTCTTTTGAAGAAGTATGTCACCGCACTCATTAAAAGACAATGGGGTGCTAACATGATGAAATATGATGGAGTTCAATTACCAGGTGGAATTACATTTAAAGGTGCTCAGATATATCAAGAGGCAATTCAAGAAATTGCCATGGTTGAACAAGAATTCGAAAGATCTTACGAACTACCTATCGATTTTATGATAGGGTAGGTGGACCGTTTTTATACTTGGAGGTAATACACTAAATGGCAACAAATCCCTACTTCAAAGAATATGTTGGAGAACAAGATCTATTGCACGATCTCACAATTGAGACTATTCGTGCAATGGGTAGGGATATGATCTATATTCCTAGAGAATATTTAAATAAAGATTTAATCTTTGGTGAAGACACGATATCTCAGTTTAAAGATGCATATACGATAGAAATGTATATTCAGAATGTTCAAGCATTCGGCGGTCAGATGAATATCATCAGTAAATTTGGTATTAACATTACAGACCGAGTTACATTACAAGTCGCAAAGCGAAGATTTGATCAGGAAATATATGCAAAGGATAATTCAATCAAAACACCAAGAGAAGGTGATTTGATTTATTTTCCATTTAATAAAAGTTTATTTGAAATTAATTATGTCGAAGACAAGATGCCATTCTTCCAATTTGGTATTTTGACAACATATACTCTTACATGTGAACTCTTTACTTACTCGTTCGAAGAAATCGACACAGGAATTAACAATATTGACGAAGTACAAGATAAGAGAATTAATAATATGTACTACTTCCAAATCTCTGGTGCTCCAGTTTCTGGATCTGCAACCTTCAAGAGAAATGAATCAATATTCCAAGTTGCTGGAGTTACGGGTGCTGGTTCTACCTATGCAAACGCAACTGCTGAAGGAACCATTGTAGAGATCAATGGAGCATTTGCTTATATCAAGGGTGTCAGTGGAACATTTGCCACTGGACCCTCTGGAAGCGAAACAATCAAGAGCAAAGTATATGGTACAGAATACTACTTGCTCAACTACAACACTACCAATGTCAATCTTTCTGTCGATCCAATCGCTGGTGTTGATGAAATTGAGAATGACCTATACGCAGAGGCAGCGGATGGGGAACTTAATTTTAGCAAAGACAATCCATTCTCAGAGGAGTGTGACTAATGTTTAGTGTAGGTCAATCATTCTATAATGAATCCATACGAAAAATAGTATTGGCATTTGGTTCAATGTTCGAATCTGTATATGTGATTCGCTATAATGAAGATGGTTCTGAGAAAGAAAAAATACGAGTTCCATTGAGTTATGGAAACAAAGAAAAGTTTTTATGGAGACTTTCCCAGGAAAGTAGTTTATCCAAAAATT